TGTAGGGCAGATACGGCAGGTTGTCTTTGTTCGCGTTCGCCCATTCGCTTTCGAATCCCTCGAAGGCTGCGGCCGGGCCGACAAATGGCGTTTTCGTCTGAAGCGCGATGTATTCGACGTTTGCGCTCGACATGTAGTTGTACATGCGTTGCGCGTCTTTCTGGTTGCGCGTGTGGCCTTTGCGCTCCACCTTGCCGTCGATAACGATTTCCTCGCCGATCACGCGCACGATCGGGATGTAACGCCCCGCCCACGGCTTTTCGTCGATGATCTTGTCGCCGGCAATCAGATACCAGGTGATTTGCGGCTGGCTGACCGGGCGCTTCTGCACGCTCGGATCGTTCTCGATGAGACTGCGCTCTTTCGGATCCTCGACTTCCGACAGCATCATCGGGCCGTTGATCGGATGATTGATGAGCGTGTCGGTCTTGTGCGTCTTGCGGAAGTATTCGCAAACGCGAATCTTGTCCTTGCCGATCCAGTCGTCGCCGGTCGAGTCGTCACCGAATACGACGCTCTGCGCGTCCTCGCCCGGATACGTTGCCTCGAATTCGGTCTTGCTCATCTGCTCGAACACGAAGGCGAACTTCATATCCGAGCCGTCGGCCGACTCAATATCCGGATCGGTGTAGACCGTCAGCGGATTCTTGACGCGTCGAAGGAAGATTTCCTGATCGAACGAGCCGTCGTGAGCGTATTCACAGACGACGCGCCAATAGCCGAGGCCAGCCTGCACCGCAAACTCTGTCGCCGTGTCGTAGACGATTTCAGCGTGGCTGTTGTACTCGATATGACGAACAATGCCATCGAGAATCTTCGCAATCTCAATATCCGCGTCACCGTCGACAGGGAGTGTTTTGACCGACGGCTTGTTTTGTTTCGCATCGTTGATGATCTGCAGGTTGTGCTGACGCGTCTTGTTGATCGTCAGGCACGGCCGCTGATCGCCTTCGCGCGTGTTGCGGATCGCATCAGGCCATTGCCAGCCGTTGTCGGCGTCGCCATTGGCGAACTTCAAATCCTCGACGAAGCGCTTGCGGAAGTCGCTTTCGGCTTCCTCGCAGCGCGCGAAACGCTCTTTCGCCTCAGCGACAATCTTTGCGCTGGGGCTTTCTTGCTTTTTTCGTGCCATTTATGCGAGCCAGCCACCAGCACCAACAATCGTGCGGCGGACAATAGGTTTAGATGGTTTCGGAGCCTTGCCGGCGCGTCGTGCGCCCTCACAGGCGTACCGCAGCGCGTCTATGACGTGGTTGTCCTTGTCTTCGAGCATCGGCAGGATGGCGCCCGTCAGCGGGTCTTCCTTGTACTTGTAGAGCGTCAGTTCGTCGATCAGGTGCTTGCAGCGCGGATGAACGATGATGTCGAACGACTTCAGGAACTCGACGCCTTCCTCGAGCGATTTCGCACCCTTGATGGCTGGCCGGATCTTCGGGAAGCCGTTCTTCTGCATGTGGCTGATCGTTTCCGGCCGCGCCGAGTCAGCCGTGATAGGCCATTTCTCGGCGTCGGGAACGCCCATGAACAGTTCGGGCAGGTTCACGATCTCGCAGCCGACCATGTACGCCTCGTAGTCGACATACAGGCGGTTGCCCTCGATGTCGCAGCGGATCAGCACCGACGGATCGACAGAGAAGCCCCAATCCGCGCCGAGCCGGTGAATCGTTCCTGCCGGCCGTTCGAATTCCTCGATGCGCCAGTTCTTGAACACGCGCGCTTCGCTGTTCTGCTGGTATGCGCCAAGCCAGATATGCGCGTACTTGTCCGGATCGCGGCGCTTGTCGTACTCCATTTCAATCCGCAGTTCGTCAGGCAGCCACGGGTTGTCCATGTAGTTCGCTTCAACAATGACAGAACCGGGCGGCGGCTCTACGCAACGTAGCAGCGCGTCGACTGGATCGGTTGCCGCGCTCGGATTCCACGAGAACCACAGTTCAGAGCCAGGCTTCCGCAGCGTCGGACGCAGCATGTCTAGCGATCGCTGGCTGACGCTTTGCGCTTCCTCTACCCATGCGATGTCGAAGCCTTCCAGCGACTTTATGGAGTCAGCCGTGTGATTCTGCAGACCCTGAAAGATAATCAGGCCGCCATGCGTCGACTTGATCTGTGCGTCCTGCACGTCGAAGTAGGCGCCGGCATTCAGCGCCTCGATCTTGCCTTCCAGCAGCTTCTTGACCGATTGCTTCAGCGACTTCTGCACTTCACGAACGCAAACGGCGTCCGTCTTTTCCATGATCGACCGCTCGATCAGCATTTCGCCAAAGAAGTGAGACTTGCCTGAGCCTCGCCCGCCGTGTGCGCCCTTGTAGCGAGCCGGCCCGAGCAGCGGCACGTACACCCGCGGCGTATCAATGACGAGATCGGACATTAAGCGCCCCCAGCAGGGTCCACAATCCGGCGCACAATCTGCGTCACTTCGAGCGGGTTGCCGTCCTTGCCCGTCATCTCGACAGCCTGCGTCGACTTGCCGTATCCGCGATCAAGCAATTCCTTCGCCGCGGAGATGCGAGCCGAATCGTTCTCGCTCGTCGTCAGGATCGTGGCCAGCATGGCGATCGCCTCGGGCGCGTAGTTCTGTGCGAGCGCGCGAATGTCAGCCGTGTTCTTGTTCGGCGTGCCCTTGACTCGGCCGCCAGTCTTGGCACCTTTAGCCATTGGGTCTATTTCCGTCTAAATCCGTCTACTTTTGATGGGTGCGCGCTTCCGGCCCGTATGTGTTGCCGGGTTCCTGCCCTGACCGAATGCGCGCGAAAGAGGGATTGCTACGCCCCGCGATGCCTGAGTTCTCGGCGAACCGAGCGGAGAGGCATCTTCCAGAACGTGCGTAGCTGACACGGTTGTCGCACTCGTGCCTTGCGGATGAATCAGTGCACTGCCCTACTGCGCGCCATGATCTTTGCGGCAGCTTCGAATAGGTCCATCAGGTCGTCAGCCTCGTAACAGGCCGCGCGCTGCACGAGAAGCTCCACAGCGTCCTCGTTCATCCCTAGTGCGCCTGTCACATACATGTGATGCATGGCGACCGCCAGCGCGTCGGAGAGCGTGTCTATGTCGACGTGCGGGCCCATGTGTTGCCCCTTGCGCATGCGCGACAGAGTGATTGGTACTTGCTGCCGATGAACGTCAAGAAGCAGTCCATGCAGCGATTCCGGTAGCAGCCGTCCGACCAGTCGCGGTCAGGATGGCCGCCGCAGGGCGAACGCTTCACGCGCCGTCTTTGGAGTAGTCGAGCCCAAGTTCGCGGGCGCTCTCTGCCATGCGGTCAAGCGCCTTCTCGCGATCAGCCTTCATTGCGTCAGCGATCAGCGCGACTTTCGCCAGGTGAACGTCATCCGCGATCTGTGCGTGCGCGTCGGGCTCGTCGAAATCCAAGTCCTGCCAGCCGTCGAACATGACGCCGGCCGCCATCACGAGCAGGGCTGCCACGCAAGCGACGCCAAACCACAAAGCGACCAGCAAAACGTATGTGCTCATGACTCTCTCCGATGCTATGACGGGATCGTATGTGGACGAGCGAACGCGCAAAGCATCCGCGTTACATGAAGTTCAAAGAAAACACTTGCGTGGCCGATACTGTCACGGTATCTTACGCACATGCAGCAAATACCTTGTCGCGCGGATCACAGCAGGGGCGCCCATTCAGCGGCCTTGCACACCACCAGCAGCGCGGCCCAGATTCCACACGATTTAATTTCACAGGACGCACCATGAAACGAGACGACATCAACTACTGGCTGAACCAGTCGCCGGAAGCGCACTTTGACCGCTTATTATCGAAGCGAGAGGCTTTGATCGATGCTGACGAGCATCGCGACGAGCTAATCGCCGAAAAGAAAGAGGAGTTGATCGAGCAGCGCCTGGCTGATCTGTCGAACGACGACATCATCTGTGCGCTGCAAAGCGGGTTCGCGCAGCTTTACCTGCCGCAGATTCGCGCGGCCCTGAAAGAGCACGACACGCTGCGTTCGCATGCGATCCTGTCGAACCTTGTCGATCACTGGATTCGCAGCGACAGCGAGATCGAAGCCATCCAGTGGATGGAGCGCCTAGAGAGTGACGATCACCCTGCGCGGCACTGACCATGCCACTCGATCGCAATCCGGTGCTGCGGTTATAGCCCGATCTGACGAGACGAGAAGCCCGCCTATGCGCGGGCATTTTTGTTTGGCTGACCATGCAGGGATCGAACCTGCCTCACACGGATTAACAGTCCGGCCGCACACCGTTGTGCGTTACGGTCAAGAGTCGATCGTCTTTCCGATCCGTCAGCGGTGGGGCGCCGCAGGTGGACACATGAAGCAAAAAAGCCCCGCCGGGTGGGCGAGGCTTTGCGAATAAAAGACGGCTCAAGCCTGTTGGGCGAGCCGAAACTGACCGGGGGAGATCAGCAGAGGAGGAACCGCTTCACGCACTTGTGTCACGGTAGACAAATGATACCAATACCTATGCAGTATCGTCAAGCGTTAAATGATTCCGTGACCGTATCCGATTTATCGACGCCGATCAGCGACATAAGCACGGCGAGCGCTGCCTGGCGTTGGCCTGCCGGTATCGCGCTGATTCCAGCTCGCATAACTTCCATGTTCGTCCATTGCGGCGATAAGTCGTCCGCCTGCGCTGCCATCATGGCGTTGTCGTTGTTGGATGCAGTCGACGATTCTTGGACACCGGTCATTTTTGCCCTGCCTTTCTGTGTATAGGGGGTTCGCTTCCTCTGAAGCGATACCGTCACAATAAGCCCTATCATAGGGTTAATCAACTATTTTTCGTAGCATCCTGTTTCATTTGCGTAATGCAAACGGTAACAATTGCATTGATGGGACGAATCTGTAACTTTCAAAACAATTATCTTTTGGCGCTTGTCAACCGTTTGTTCGCCACCCACAAAAACAACGCCCGCTCCTTACTGCAAGCGGGCGGGCGCGGGTTTAATACTTAGCGAAACCTTACTTATGGTGCTCCGGCTTCTCTAGAAGGCTCTCTATGGGCTTGTTCGTGGCAAGTGCTCCCATTACCCGGAACATAGCCGCGCGGGCCGCCTCGGGGGCTTGCATGTAGATAGCCATGGCGGCATCGGCGAAAGCCTTGGCGTCGTCGTCAGCGTCGATCACTTCCTGCGTGTGATCGGTATCCATCCAGCCCTCGGGAAGCCCCATCGCTTGTTCGATGTTATTGCGCGTGACAGTGCCGATCACCTTTCGGCCATTCTTCACCTGGGAAAGGTAGATTTTGTTGATCCCGAGTCGATCAGCGAATCGAGTCAGCATGCCCCGCTCTGGCTCGTTCGGCCAATCCTTCCAGATTTCCTGTTTGAAGCTCTCAAACAAGAACAAGAAATTTCTCAGTCGAACGTCCTCGACCTTTTCAACAGTCATATCCAATCCTTCCCTTTGTAGTCCGCAAGTGGTGGTTGCGTGCGCTCGTCTGCGCTTTCTTATTGCCTCTTGGGTTCTCTGCGCGTCAGGTATCCCATACACGAATAGTGAAGCCTTTTAAAAAGAAACGCAACTGTTACGGCATCTAAACATAGCAAAATCACGCACTTAGCCTAGGAAGCGTCCGAATAGTTCTATGATTCCGTGACGGTATCGGATATAGTATTAGCATCGTAACTCCACCCCGTCAGAGGAATCCCCATGAACGCCCGCGAATGGCACGCAAAGCACGGCCCGAAAGTAGCGCAGGAACTGTGCGAAAAGCTCGACATCAGCATCCACTACTGGAAAACCATCAAGCACCGCGGCGCGCGCGAAGGTGCCGACAAGGGAATCAGCCATCAGCAGGCGTTGCGCCTCGCTACTGCGAGCGACGAGCTCACCGGCGACCCGATGACCGTCCTTGCCCTGCTCGGCCTGCGTGACGTGCCGGCGCGTCTGATCGGCAAGCTGCGGAGCGACAAATGAACGCCGCGCGCCGTCGGGGGAATGCCGCTGCCGCCTGGCAGATGGCTATGGCAAAGAACATCGGCCAGTTAAAGACCAAGGAAGCGAAGCAGATGCAGGCTCACATGCTCTGTGAATCGCTCAAGCGCACCATCAGGGGCAAGGCATGAGCAAGCTGCTAATCAACGAATACCCGCTTCAGGTCTTACCGAAGCTGGCGGTCGCGATCGGGCTGAACGAGGCGATCGTTCTTCAGCAGATCCACTACTGGCTTGAGCGTAGCGGCACGGAAAAGAAGGGCTTCCGGTGGGTCTACAACACTGTCCAGCAATGGCAGGATCAATTCCCCTTCTGGTCGCTCGATACCGTCCGGCGCACCCTCGCGCGCCTGAAGTCGGAACGCCTGATCGTCGGCGAATGCTTGAGCGAAAACAGCTTCGACAAGACGATGTATTACCGCATCGACTACGACGTGCTTGCAGCCGTCGATGATGGCAAATTGCAATCGTCCGAGATTGCAAAACCGCGCCTTCTTCTAGATAGAACAGAGACTACAACAGAGACTACACAGAAAGGCGCTTCGCGCCGTCGCGCTCCGCGCGCCGACCTCTCCTTCGCGGAATGGATCGAAAACTGCAAAACCGCAGACGAGCGGGCAATCCCTGAAAACGATCCTGTTTTTGAATACGCCCATAAGGCTGGCCTTCCGCTCGAATACATCGTACTCCACTGGAAAGAGTTCAAAGAGCGCTATGCCACGGACGGCAAGCGCTACAAGGATTGGCGCGCTGTCTATCGAAAGTCGGTTCGTGGCAACTGGTTCCGACTCTGGTTCTTCACTGCTGACGGCATTTGCACGCTGACGACGCAGGGCCAACAAGCCAACCGAATCCACAAGGAGCAAGCATGAGCGCCAATGACATCGAACGGGCAATCCCGCAAAGCATCGAATCCGAACAGTCCGTCATTGGCGCCCTGCTGATCGACAACGATTCTGTCGACCGTATTGGCGATCTGCGCGCGGAGCACTTCTACCGCGCCGACCATCGCGCGATCTTCACTGAAATCCTCGCACTGATCTCGGGCAGCGTAGGCGCGGACGTGATGACCGTCTTTGAACGCCTGCAAGCCAAGGGCCGCGCAGCCGACGTGGGCGGACTGGCGTACCTGAATGACCTGGCGCACAGCACGCCGAGCGCATCGAACATCGCCCGCTATGCAGACATCGTGCGCGACCGTGCGCAGAAGCGCGGCCTGCTGGCCCTGTCGCACGAGATTCAGGATTCAGTCGGCACAACGCCGGATAGCGCTGCGGTGCTGATCGATCGCGCGTCGACGAAGCTGGAACGGCTCGGCGAGGCTGTCGTGAAGTCGGAGCCTGTGCGCGCCGGCCAATCGCTCGTCGACTACCTGAATTACATGGATCAGCAGGTCGACGGCTTGATTAAGCCCGTCCCTACTGGCCTGACGGACTTGGACCGCAAGCTCGGCGGCGGCTTCTATGGCGGCGATCTGGTGATCGTTGCGGCGCGCCCGTCGATGGGTAAGACAGCGTTTTCCCTGACGATCGCCGCAAACGTCGCAGTCGATTCGACGGTTCTGTTCCTGTCTATGGAAATGAAGAATGTCCAACTGCAGCAGCGACTTGTGTCGGCGCAGGGCGGCATTTCAATGGCCGAACTTCGCAACCCGGCCGCGATGAAGGACGAGCAGTGGGCCCGCGTAACGCATGCGACGCGGAAGATCAACGAACTGAACCTGTTCCTCGACGATCAGCCGAACCTGACGCTTCTGGAAGTCCGCAACAAGGCGCGCGCGGTCAAGCGTAAGCACGGCCTGTCGATGCTCGTTGTCGACTATCTCGGGCTTATGGCGACCGGCCAGGAAGAGCGCCGCGACCTGCAGATTGGCGCGCTGACGAAGGGGCTCAAGAATCTGGCGAAGGAGCTCGACATTCCCGTCGTCCTGCTCTCGCAGCTCTCGCGCAAGTGCGAGGAGCGCCCGAACAAGCGCCCGCTTTCGTCCGACCTGAAGGATTCAGGCGACATTGAAGCCGACGCCGACACGATCCTGTTTCTGTACCGCGACGAAGTCTACAACCCCGACTCGATGGACCGCGGCGTCTGCGAAGTGATCTGCACGAAGCAGCGCCAGGGCGAAACCGGAATCACCGGCCTTGCGTTCATCGGCGAACAGACGCGATTCGCGGACCTGTCGCACGGCCGTGATTTCGGCCGCCAGCCTGAGCAAAAGACCAGAAATAAGGGTTTGGACTGATCGAAAATTAGTGCTTTTCTTCAGGTATTACGATACTATGACAGCATCGGATGCCGGAACGGGAAGCGATTTTTTACGTTTGCGAGCAGTGACCGATACGTCATAACAAAGTTGCGAAAATGCCACCGGGGAACGCTAAATGGATGCATTGAAGGAATCTTTTAATTCCGCTGAAGGGTTATCGCGGGGTTTCACCATCGACAAAAATGTGCCAATGCCGCAAGTGAAGCGCGGCCGGCGCCCGCGGTATCCGTTCGCTGACATGCTGGTCGGCGACTCGTTCTTCGTTCCCGGCGACACGCGCGCGACCCAAGGCGCACGCGCTGCAGCACATTCGCACACGCGCCGCACCGGCAAATCATTCGACGCGCGCACCGTTGAAGGCGGCCTGCGCATCTGGTGCGTCGAGAAGGTGGCAGCATGAGCGCGGCTTCCATCACTGAATACCTCGCCACGCGCCCGGAAGGCGCGAAGGCCGCAGAGATCGCCGACGAGATCGGCGTATGTCTCGCGACCGTCTGCCAATCGCTCGGCCGCATGCTCGATCAGTCCAAGGTCGAAGCGCTCGGAAAATATCGCTTTCGCACGGCCCCGCTGTGGCGCCTGGTGCGCAGAGAAGCGCCGGCTGGATCAGTGGCATTCAAGGGTGCCGAAACGCTGGCAGCCATGCAGGCGGCATGCCGTGCGCGGCTGATGGGCGAACTGGCGGAGGCAGCATGAGCCCTTTCCTCGCCTATTGGCTTTTCGCCAAAGTCATGGCCCGCGCCTGGTCGATCCCGGCGCCGAAGCCCGAGCCGAAGCGGGATGACAGGTGACGTCGCCGAAGCCATTACGGCAATACGAATACGGCGATCCGCTGTTAATTTTGCTTGCGAGGGAGGCTAAGTCATGTCGCGGATGTGTGTGGTCGGTGGGGAAAATATCGTTTGGGGACCGCGCACTCTGCGCAAAGCTGCGTGTGATGACGAAGCGATGCAAAGATTACCAATGTTCCGAAGCATGGAAAGCATCTTATCGTTCGTCTACCTCTGGCGAGCCACAGACGGAGTAAAGATCGGCGAGATCAAAGAGTTCTGCGGCAAGGAAGGCGGGATGATCTTGTCGGCGTCTGAGAAAAAGGCGCAGGCGGGCCGCGTGCTCGATGTCATCGCTACGCACCTGTCGCGCGATCAGCAGGCCGTCCTAGACGCTCAATTCGGCGGCGAACAGGGCGAACGGTGCGCGGCGATCGATCGGCTG